TCCAAGAGGACGCAAACGCATCAACTTGTCGGTAACTGGTCCGATAACGGTGTGTGGTTCTTCTGCAACAGCCTCTGCAAGTGCTTGCTGACCCATGATAAAGGTCGTGTAAACACGTGTTTGAGTGGTGCTAGAACCGGAGCCAGCCTGTGAGTTTGGAAGACGTGGTGACTCAACAAAGGCAACGCCTTCGTAAGTTCCAAGTTCTCCTGCGTAGATACCAGCGGTATCGACATACTCGTGTGGTTGACGCCATCCAGCGGTTCCTGTTTCTGCACGAAGGTCGTGTGAAACTTCTGGGTGGATGTATGATGCATAAAGATTTCCACGACGTGCAACTACGTTACCAGCACGCAACTTGGCTACTGCGTAGCGGATGTCGCGAGACTTGATAATGTCGGTAGTTGTGATTGTGGTGATAGCAGCAGAAGTTGAAAGTGCACCTGCTGATTCACGGATAACCTGTGTTCCACCATTGAGGGTAGTAGCAATAATCGTATCAAGGCTGTCATTCATGTTGAATGCAACGATGTTCGCAAGTGCTGGCTCTACATCAGCAAGGCTGAATAGGTCCAACTTACGGGTTGAGATGATTGCGTTTCCGTACTCAGAAAGAGTTACAGGAATTGTGGTGGTAGCAGGTACTGCTACTGCATCTGGGTCAACTGTCTCATCAAGAGCAGTTGTTTTGATTGCCAAATCGTTGTAGACTTGGAAGAGAACGCTTGAGCCTGGATGCGATTGCATCGCTGGCTTCTTGTCAGCAATAGCGCGAAATGACGGAACCGAACGAAGAGAGAACTCTACAAGGCGGTCATAAGCCTGTGTGACAAGGTTAGCGCCTACTACTGTGCCTGCTTGCCCTGCGGGCAGTGCGGCAGCGGTATATAAGTTAGCCATTTGTTACCTTTTCTGTTTATATCTACGAATTGTAGATTAGGCTGATAATTTCTTCAGCAGATTGTGCGCCCTGAATTTTCATGGCCATACTTTCTGCTCTGTCAGGTGCCAATGCTCCATGTGTTACAGAATCCATTTGTCGCAGTGCTGCGACATCGTTGGTGTCTACATCAGTTGTTTGTGGACTTTGGAAACCGAACACATCAGCGTTCTGGTCCAACCACCCTGAAATTGCTTCTTCTGAAGCGTCTAATTCACCTGGAATGAATCCCGCAATTTTTGCATTGATACCTCGAGATGTTAGAACATCTCTGACAATCCGCTCGCGTTGAGATTTGGATAAGTCGTTTAAAGAAGATTCAAGGTCTTTGATTTTCTTCTCTTGAAAACGATTAGCCTTACGAAGTTTTTTAACTAAGTCAGTATCTGTCTCGAAAGACGGAGTATAACTGTCATCTTCTTCTTCGTCATCCCACTCGTTTGTATCGCGGTTGTTGCTCATAGCAACCTCTCCCTTACTTTAGTAGTTGCGTAGACCTCGAGTTAACTTGGGGTAAGTTATTCGGCTTCTACTACCAGTCTTGTACACTGCGCGGGGCTGGTCTATCCACGTCAGGATTCTATAGTTGTATACTCTTACTTAGAGATACGTTGGTAGTCCCAGAGCGACCTTGGTAGGCTGCTTTGTTCATCTCTTCAAGTCGCTTACGACGAGTAGAGGCTTGTCCAAGCATTTGCTCATTAACTAATTCTTGTTGGATTTGTTCTGTGGTTCCAGCCAACTTGCCCTCATAAACACCTGAATAGGTAGTTATTGGTTGAAGTTGTTCTGCTACAGTTGACATATCTTTTGCTGCGTTAGCGGCTGCGGTTCCTTCATCAACTCCTCGTAATTGAAGTTCGCCTGCAGTCTTAGCCAAATTAGCCGCATTGATTTTCATACCTTGACGTAATGTTTCAGCACCAAGGGCATTCTGAATTTTATTTCGTTGCATTTGTGCTTCTCCTATTCCAGCATCGGCATAGAAGGCTGTTAAATCTTTAGTGTTATTTATAAACCCTTGTTGTTTTGCAGATTCAACTACAAATGGGTCTGCAACTAATGCTGCTACTTGTGCCTGTGCATATCTTTTATCCAAAGTGGCTAAATCTACTTTGTTTTGAAATGCTTTTTCAATGGTAGCGTCTGAACCAAATTCTGCTGGAAGACCGTAGGCTTTTGGCAAGTCACGAAAATCATCAATTAATCCTGTTAATACGCTAGGAAGTTTATTATCCCCACTAGCATACTTAGCAAACTTTCCATACATTTCATAGTAAGGAGAAGTTAGTTTTTTTCCAGCCTTAGTTGTGTAATCTGGACTGTATAATAATACTGAAATTGCATCTTCTTCTCTATCTATACCAAAATCAAATTTAATTTCATCTATAAAATCTAAACTTGAATTAATAATTGTTTCTTTAATGCCTCTTGAACGCAAGATACTTGCAGCAAGTTCTCTGCCAGTAGTTCCAGTGTTTTTTGCTGCTGGTACAACTGCAGGTGTATCGGGAATTCCGCCACCCGTACTTGCGGGAGAAGTTGGTGCAGGTACTAAACCTCTACCAGTTGGGTTGGCTATTGTAGCAGGAATTCCAGCGGCTCTTTGAGACATAGCCATATCTCTTGCATCTATAAATTTTTCATACTCTCTAGAACCAATAACAAATCCACTAGCACCATCAATAGGAGCAGGTGGAGGTGGAGCAACAGGTGTAGGTTTAGCAAATTCACCAGTAACATTAAGTCCTGGAACTCCTAAATAATTTGAACTGTTAACTTTAGATGCTGTTGGTTTGCTAGCAGTAGGTTTTTTAACAGCCATTTAGCGTCCCATCTTTGAAGCAAGACTGTTAGCAACGTTAGTCCAATAAGTTTTAGAATCAGGAGATGTTGCCCATTCTGAATCTTGTTGTAAAATCATTGTTGCTTCCGTCTCGCTTGGTGGTCTATATACACCTTTGTCATCTTTAAAGTTCATAACTTTTTTTATTAAAGGTTCATCTGCTTTAACTTGACGTCCTAGTTTTTTACCAAAGTTACTTGCGTAATCGTTAGTAAAAGTTGATAGGTCAACGCCAGTATCTAAATACTCAGCCCAACCAGGATACTGAACCTTGGCTCTAGTGCGATACTTTTGTTGAATCTCAGCAAGTTTCTGCTCACGAATCTTTGCATCGCCAGTTCCAATAATATTTAATACATCTTTTTGTGCTTCTTCAAATGTTGGTGGTGCAAGCAAATTGTTTTTTGCAGTAGTAGAAATCTGGTCATAGATGTTCTTTACTTCACCCTTTACATCGCCTTCAAGTTTAAAATTCTTTTGTAGGTATTTTGCTAGGAAGTCTGCTTGTTCTTCTTGGGTAAATCCTTGACCGCTGGTTACTGAAGTACTTGTTCCGCTTACGCTGCCACTTCCCTTACCAGTGCTAGTACCACTTGTGGTAGTGGTTGCTTTTTGAATTTTAACTTCAGCATTCCATTTAGCAAGAAAATCTTTATTTTGTTTTTCACTTGGATAAAATCCAAACGATACATAATATGCTTTTGATAGGGCGCTCTTAGCATCTCCCTCATCTAATAAACTTAAGGCTGATGAGATGCTCTTGCTAAAAGTAGTTGTTGTATCTTTTGAGCCAAATAGAAAAGCCCTGTCCTCTAGCACTGCTTGGATACCAATATTACTTGCTAATGCGGTTCCCATTACTTTTCTAAAAGCAACACTATCTTCAGTAGTCCAAACTCCAGGTCCACCAACACCTTTAGATAATTTTAATCCACGAAGTGTTGAAGTTATTTCATTTAATCTATTTTCGTATTTTGCCTCAATGGAAGGAGTTTTTTCCCATTCAAGAACAATGTCTTGCATTCTTTGTTGAAATACAACTGGGTCTGTTATTTCAATAAGAATTTGGTACTGTTGTCTTTCCTCAGGAGATAGCAATGCTCTGGGTTGATTGGCTATAGAACTTGATGACATAGGACCCATAGCGCCACCAGCGGGAGCATAACCTTGTTCTGTAGCACGTGGTGATTTTTGATTAGGAGCCATTAACCTTTATCCTTTAGTTGACCGGCAAATACGCCATAGTACATTCTGGAAAATGCTGGATTTTTATTTATAATTTGACTTGCCAAATCTTGAAGTTCTCCTTGAAAAGTATTAGCAAGATAACTATTATTGCTTTTAAAACTTGCGCTGTTGCTAGTTTTAACAAAATTAAGTTTATCTTGGCGTTCTTTAAAAGCATCGTAGAATATCTTGGTATCTTCATAAATCATAGAATCTTGGAATGCGGCTTCGTCTAGTGCTTTACCAACAGCAGCAATTTTATTTTCTGCTACATTTGTCATAATAGAACTTACAGGTGGTGTGCCAAGTTCTCCAACTTTTTGCACATACCAGTAATTAGGACGACCATAAGTTGCTTGCTCTTCAGAAATCTGCGACACAGCCATCTCGTAAGCCAAGTAACGTGCATCTGCTTCCATCTCTTGTTGAGATTTAGGCTCACGACGGGCTGTTCTCTTTTGCCAGTTGTAGTAAGCAATTGCTGCTTCTCCGCCAGGAAAGAAGTACGGAACAATATCTTGGTCTTTCTTAGTATATTTATCTGCCATGTTAGGATACTTATTTAAGAAACCCCATGCATCTGAGGTTCCATTTGTAGCCCGACTTGTTGCGCCAAGTATTATTAGTAAGTTCTTAGCACCAAATTGGTCACTATAATCTTTAACAGCACCAAAATAATCTCCAGGATTATTATCTACATGCTGGCTCCATGCATTATATAGATACGCTTGTGTGTGCATTGTTCCATCTTTGTCCTGAGCAAATACTTCTTGCTTAGGTGTGGCTGGAGCAATTGACTGAAAGAATCCTTGTACAATATAAGTCCATTTAGCCATATAAGCGGCATCTTTAAACAACTCATTACGCGCTTCATCATCTGCAAGTACATTGTCACCATACTCACCAGTTGATGCTAGGTACTCTGCCCAAGGCTTTAAGTTTCTATTTATTGCTGTATCGTTATTTACAAGACCTTGAAACATTTTATTAAGCCATGAGGGAAATAAAGATTCAATTACTGATTGACTATCAGATATACCAAATGGAGTAATGTATCTACGCAACCATTCTGGTCCAGTACCAAATGCTTCATCTGTGCCAGTAACTTTTAACCCTATTTGACCAACAGGACCAATACCAGGAACCATTGGATTAACGGCACCAAACGCTAAGTTTAACGATGATACAGGTGCTGTAAATTGTAATGCTTCTGACATTTTACCAGCGTCAAGATTTTTTCCTATAAGTCCACCCATAATGCTTCCAGCAAGTGGATATCGGAATCTTAATTCATTAAACTCATCTTTATAAAAGAATCCTTGGTTGTCGTCATATTGAACACCAGTTAAATCATAGATAGCACTAGAGCCTGGTTGCATTAAAGCATTGAACGCCCTACCAAATTTATAAATTGGAATTGGATTTTTAGCACCAAGTTCAACCCATTTACCAATAGTATTAAATTGTGCTTGAGCAAATGGGAATATTAATCTCCATTGTGCAGCAATGTTGTTCTGTTTGCCAGCATCATAGAATAGATTCTTTGTATAATTTGAAGCAGCACGTGCAGACATTGAGTTCATTTGGCGTAAAGTAATTAAACCTTCGTCACTAATCTTGCCTTTTTGACGAGCCTTTAATTCTTTTTCCATAGAACGAATTACTGGATGTCGTTTTCCTAATGCTTTATTTCCTTTACGAATTGGAGCAAGAGTTTTAACTGCCATCTTGTATGCTTCTTGTAACTCTTTTGTACTAAGCATGGAAGCATACTTACCTGCATGGTCCCAAAATGCCATTCTATATTCTGGACCGTATACAGCAATATTTTCTACACGAGTTCCCAAATCGAAGAATATATCAACAGCCTTATTAAAGAATGCCATATCACCACCACGTTCAAAACGTGTAATGGTTTCGTTATAGATTGCCGTGCTTCCCTTCATTTCACTTGCAGGAAATGCAGAGATTAAATCTTGTTTAAAACTTTTACCTTGTTGTTTACGTGCTTTGCCATCTTGTTCGCTTTTAAACCTAGGGGCATTGATTACTTTGCCATTTGGCATTGTAACAGTACCGTCAGCAATTAAAGTACGCAAATATTCATTTCCACCAGTTAATGCATTTAAATCATTTATTACAGAAGCCTGTCCGGGCTGCTCGTTAAATAACCATTGGCGTAAATTATCAACATCAATATTATCAGCAGTTACGTCTGCT